AGAAGCGTATTATGAGAATTTGTTTCAGACGGTCGTCTCTACGGAGAAGGGCCGCAAGCTTTATAGCCAGATTGAGGCTGGCGATGGTACCCCCCAGGATAGCCCCTCTAAGAATCCGCAAAGGACACGATCGCGGACGTTAAGAAACCAAGTTTCACGTCCGAAGTCTAAAACCTCGAAAAGAGGACCAATGACTGAACGCGAACAGCTCGAAGCGGCAATAGCAGCAGTCAATTGGACATAGGCTGAGGATTAACGTCCTTTATGGAGTTATTCCATGGCAGCAGCCACCACTTTGACCAAGTGGGATGCAGTCTTAAAACAGTATTATACGAATAAGAAGGTTGAGGATCTGGTCTATGATTCCCATCCACTGTTCGAATTGATACCGAAAGACGAATCCTTCAAAGGTCGCAATATGCCGATCCCATTGATCTATGGGCATCCGCAAGGCATCAGTAATACTTTTGCCACCGCACAAACCAATGCCAGTTCATCTAGCATTGACGATTTTCTTTTAACCAGGACGACCAAGTACGGGGTCGCGACCCTCTCAGGTGAGGCCGTAGCGGCGTCGGAGGGGGACCGATTTTCGTTCCTCTCAGCTGCATCAACCGAGATCAATAACACGATCAAATCCGTAGGTGCTGCGATCGCTCGCGATATCTACCGGGATGGATCTGGAGCCATTGGTCAGATTGCGTCAACGACGACAATCGGATCCACGGCGTGTGATCTTGAGAATCCAGAATCGGTGTTTAATTTCGAAGTTGGAATGCGTCTCGATCTGAATGCAACTAAAACTGGAAGCAGTGGAGGTCTTCGCTCCAGCTACACCCAGATTGCAGCCGTCGATCGATCCAAGTACACAACTGGATCAACCGACCAGCTCACTGCATCCGCCGCCTGGAATGCCAACTCCGGAGCCGTCGGCGACTATCTGTATGTCGAAGGTGACTACGATACGGCAGTCAAAGGCCTGGAAGCCTGGATCCCCGCAACGACTCCTGGAAGCACTTCTTTCTTCGGCGTCGACCGTTCAGTCGATCCAACCAGGTTAGGCGGACAACGCTATGATGGATCCTCGGATACCATCGTGGAAGCTCTGATCACCGGAGCCAGCCTTTGTGCTCGCGAGGGAGGATCCCCGGATTACGTGATGATTCCATTTGAAGAATTCACGAAATTGGAAAAGAGTTTGAACGCTCAAGTCCAGCGCGAGGTCAAACAGTCTGATTCCATCAGCGGCTATCGATCCATGGAGATGTATGCTCCGCATGGAACTATGAAAGTAGTTCCCGATAAGGATTGTCCTCCTGGGAAGGCATACATATTAAGTATGCCGAGTCTCGTTTTGGCATCGATCGGCCCAGCAGTTCAGCTGACGCAATTAGATGGGAATCGAACCCTCAGAATGAATTCCGCGGATGGTATTGAAGTGAGAATCCATTCATATCTGCAAATGGGTTGTCGAGCACCGGGTTGGAATTGTGTTGTGACATTACCTTCTTGATAGGAGGAAAACATGGCCAATCGAATCTTTTTTGACACTCAGTCTCTTCAACCTGAGCTGAAAATCCTTGCTGGTAGTTTTACTTGCAATGGGACTTCAGATCCAACGACAACGACCGGGACAGGGTTTTCAGTTGCCCGGTCGGGAACTGGAAAATGGACCGTTACCTTTGATGATACCTATCCAGGGATCTTATCGGTAATGACTAATTTCGAACTCGATTCTGATGCAGCATCCAACATAGTGCTGAACATCAGTAATGTCGGAACGTCCTCATTCATATGCCATGATTACGACCTGGAAGACATCGGCGGCACGCCTCCGGTGGATCTTACTGGTCCAATCGTCCATTTCGTAGTTTTCATGAGGAATACCTCATTGACGAAATAGGAGGAACATGAAGAAAGGATCACTCGACGATGCTTTGATGGTCTCGATCGGATCCATGAAAGAACCCAAAGGGGGGCGGATGCCCCCTGATGAGGGATACATGGAAGAAGAGGAAGTCATCGAAGAAGAAGGACCAATGGACTATTCTGAGGATCAGCATGTGATGGCGGAAGAGCTCTCTGCAGCATTATCTTCCGGTGATTCGCAGGCCATCCTGGAAGCATTCCATGGGATTCAAATGAGCTACTGAGGACGGCATGACAGACTATGTCGCCCTCAGTGATCTTAGGACCCTGGTGCGGCAGCGTGCCGACCAGGAGAATTCGCAGTTCGTAACAGACGAGGAGCTCCGCCAGTACATCAATCGTGGCTACGCGGAGCTCTACGATCTTCTGGTGACGAATGCGACCTCGGAGGATTATTTCCTGAATTCCAGCACCGTCACTCTGGTTTCCGGGACTCAGACCTATGATCTGCCAGCTGACTTTTATAAGCTGCGCGGCGTCGATCTGAACATGGGGAGCGATAGCTTCCCGCTTCGCAGATACAACTTTCCCCAGCGAGATGTTGGATCACGATATTCGGTGCCTTATCGGTATCGGTATCACGTCCAAGGGTCATCTCTCAGACTGACTCCAAGCCCCTCGACGAATGACACGTTGACGGTCTGGTACATTCCCAGCCCGAAGAAATTCTTAGAGAAAACCGTCACGGCGATTACCCGCGGATCGACGACCATGTGGACCGTTGGTGCAAACCATGGCTTTGCGGCTGGGGATAAGATCACCGGCGTCAGCTTCATCAACGCTGCAAATTACAACGTCGATCAGACGATCTCTGCCGTAGGTGCAGCAACCGTCACAACGGATCTGGACAGCAGCGGACTTTCTGATCCAACAACTTTTGGAAACATCGAATCCCGGTTTGATTTTATTTCGGGTTGGGATGAATACGTTATTTGTTCGTCGGCGATCGATTGCCTGGTGAAGGAGGAATCCGATATCAGTGCACTGGCAGCAATGAAGGAAGAAACAAAAATCCGGATTCTCTCAGTCTCAGATAATCGGGACCTGGGTGAACCGGCAACGGTGACCGATATGGCGGTCTATTACACCGATCCTGGATCTTACACCTGGTATTCATAGGAGACATATGCCGTTTAATACATTTAAAAACAACCAAACTTACGTTTCAGCAGTGACAATGGACGCCGATATTACTGGCGATACCATCGATGCAGAAGGAATGAACAGCTGCTCGTTCACTTGTGTGAACACGGCAGGATCAAGCCCAGTGGGAACATTATATATCCAGGTTTCGAATGATGAATCTGAGTGGGTTAATACGACTGCAACTGCTGCGATTAATGCTGCAGAGACTAATCTCTTGGAGCTCGATAACCTTCCGGCAAGATTCGTCAGGATCTTCTACGACTATACCAGTGGAACGGCTGCACTCAGTGTCGCCTTCACCATGAAGTCATGAGTAGAGTCAATTTCACGGAGATTCATACTCCAGAAGAGACAGTTAATAGAGTGCAGAGCAATATTCACACGGCAATTCGTCCGTTGTTGAGTTTACCCTTTGCAGATGGTATTCACAAAAAGGATGTTTCAATCACAACATCAGATACGTTAGTGAATCACGGATTAGGAAGGAACATGGAGGGATACATCATCACCAAACAGAATGCAGATACATCAATCTATGTGTCAAACACTTCCAATGACCTGACTCAGTATCAAACTATTTTGAAAGCAGGAGCATCAGTGACTGCAGATATATTCTTTTTCTAGGAGAGATATGCCAACAAGCGGAACCAATATAACATCCATTGTAAAATCAGATGTGGGGCAAACTGCTGCTCCTGATTGGGGTACTAATCTCAATACATCTTTGACTGCAATTGATGACCATGACCATACGTCTAACAAAGGAATCCGTATCACTCCTGCTGCAATCAATGTGGATGCAGAGTTGGAGTTCAATGACAATACTGTCAGTGAAGTGAAACAGGTGGCATTGGAGTCTCAGTCTTCACAACCTTCAGACAAATCCCGTGCCATTTACAGTTATGGAGGTGAACTTTACTACAGAGATGCATCAGGAAATCATGTCAAACTCACTGATTCAGGTTCTCTTCCAACCACAGGAGGAACCATTGGTGATATGACAGGGACTGATGCTGCAGTCAATTATGTGGATGGTTCCAAGGCATTTGTTTTTGAGCATGACGGAGACAATGACGAGATGGGGAAGATGCAACACTCCACCCTCTTCCTCTACAATTTCCATGATGACGATGGTGCAACAGCAAACTACTACATCACCCTTGAATATACAGGAACTTCGTCTGCCAATACTTTAAAAGTTCCTGATGAGACAGGAACATTGTTGAGTTCTGCAACTTCCTATGGAGGAGGTGCAATTTCAATTGCAACAAGTGCATCAAACAACAACATCGATTTGACTCCACATGGTACAGGAGAGGTCAATATCACAAAAGTAGACATTGATGCAGGAGCAGTTGATGGAGTAACCATTGGGACAAACTCTGCCTGCACGGATCTCCGTGTGGATAATCTGAAACTTGATGCAAATACGATTTCAAGTACAGACACAGACGGGGATGTTGTTTTAGATCCCAATGGTACTGGAACTGTGAAAACTGATGATATTGCTGCGTCCACAACCGATGGTGATCTTTCTTTAAGTGCAAATGGGACAGGTCAGGTGAAAATCAACGGAGATGATGGCAGTAATTCATTCACGTTGCCTGATGGCAGAGGAACGAATAATTATGTGCTCCAAACCGATGGTTCAGGAGATACGTCATGGGGGTCCATTGCTGCACTATCAACGGTGGATAACATTGCGGCAACCTCTGCAATGAACATCAGTGGAACAGTTTCAGACCAGACTGTTTATTTTGGTGATACCTTCACTGTGAATGGAACAATGACTGTCAATGCAGATCTGGTCCTTTCAAATATTTATCAAAAGACATCTGCAATGACACT